CGTTTTGCCCAAGGCGGAATGTTCACTAATTCTGTAGTAAGTCAACCAACACAATTTAAATTTGCACAAGGTACTGGTTTAATGGGTGAGGCAGGTCCAGAAGCCATTATGCCCCTAAAGCGCGACAACAATGGTAATTTAGGCGTTCGTGGTAACCAAGCAGGTAGTAAAGTTGACATAGTAGTTAATAACTACAGCAATGAAAAGGCAACTGCTCAAGAAACTGTAGATCAACAAGGCAATCGTAAGATTGAGGTAATAGTTGGCGATATGGTAGCTGATCAACTAAGTAAAACTGGTTCGTCAGCACAGCAATCACTATCAGTTAATTATGGTTCACGTCCAAGATTAGTAAGGAGATAATATATGGCAGTAATTCAGTGGCCTTCCACTTTGCCACAAGTACCTCAAAAAGGTTTTCAAGAAACTGTTGGTATTAATGTTGTTCGTAGCCCTACTGATGCCGGACCAGCAAAACAGCGTAGAAGAGCCAGTCGTCCTAATGAAATGACATTATCTTTTATTATGACGACTGCTCAAACACAGACACTAGAGAGCTTTATCAAAGATACAATAAACGGCATTTCAAGATTTCAATTTCCGCATCCAAGACTACTAGGTACAACAGTAGATGTTCGCGTTGTACCTGGTAGTGGAGGTGAATTTTTTAATTTACAATACTTAGCACCAGGATACTGGTCAACTAGCTTAAAACTTGAAGTAATGCCATGAGTAGATTAACTACACTATCGTCTAATGCTATTAAAGCAATGTATGGGTCAGAAACAGATCAAGCATTAATCATGCTTTTAACTATTTATGACCCGGCTACTAATCAACCAGTTTTAAGACTATCTGATAGTTTTACTGGTAGGTTAAATAGTTTAACAACTGATACAGAAATAGTATACGGAGTAACTAGTAGAAGCAGTGACTACTTATTTTTGCCAATGCAAATTACACTACCTACTGAACAAGAAACAGGTGTAGGTACTTGTAGCGTTAACCTTAATTATGCTAGTCCGGAAGCTATAACACTTATTCGAACACAACTAACTAAGCCAACAAAAGTATTATTAGAGCTTGTATTATCAGGATCCACTAATACAGTTGAAGCTACTTTCCCAGATTTTTATATTACCAGTGTAAACTATAGTGCAGAACAGATAAGTCTTAATTTAGAAATGATTAGTCTAAGTAGAGAGCCTTTTCCTTGCTATAGTTTTACACCTGGTTATTTTCCAGGACTATTCTAATGAAATATGATAAATATATTGGTTTACCATATAAAGATAATGGTAGAGATACTAGCGGAATAGATTGCTGGGGACTAGTTCGTTTATATTACAAGCAAGAACTAAATATTGATTTACCAAGTTATACTGAAGAATACGATGGCCCTTATGACAGTAATGTCACAAGGGCTATTAGTATTTATAAGGATAAATGGGAACAAACAGCTACTCCTAGTGAAGGCGATGTAGTTTTATTTAATATTTACGGTGAGCCGGCCCACGTAGGTGTCTATTTGGGTGATAAAAAGTTTTTACATTGCAGAGAAAATCAAGACAGTGTAGTAGAATCACTAGATAACTTTAAGTGGTCTAAACGCTTAGCTGGAACTTATAAATATTCTGAACAACCTGATGTACAAGTTGTTGGAATACCACACCCATTAAAAAATGGTGTTTATCGTGAATGGACTGTGGCCGGCACAACAATTCAAAATTTTGTTGACTTTGCCAAACAAAAATATAGTATTAGTGAAAAAGTTGCTAGTAAAATTGTAATTGCAGTAGATGGTGTACCAGTTCCACAAGAGTTGTGGACAACTACTAAAGTTACTGAAGGCCAGACCATTGCATATAGAGCAATAGCTGGTGGAGGCGGAGGTAATCCGTTCAGAACACTATTAACACTAGCAGTAGTTGTTGCTGCAGTATATTTTGCAGGCCCTGCAGGATTTAATTTTGCGGCAGGAAGCTGGCAAGCTGCTGCCGCTACCATGGCTATGTCAATGGCTGGTATGGCATTGGTAAATTCAATATTTCCAATTCGTCCACCTGAAATTGCAAATCCTAATGATCCAGGTACTGCTGGAGGTTTAAACCTATTTACGGGCACTAGTAATCAAGCTAACAAGTTTGGGCCTATTCCTGTAGTATTGGGCAGAGTGCGAATGACAGGCGTATTAGGAGCTCAACCATACATTGAATCGTTAGCAGATACTACCGTATTAAATAGTGTGTTAGTGTGGGGTTTTGGACCACTAAGTGTTAGTGATATTTGTGTAGGTGCTAATCCTATTACAAATTACTATGATGGTTTACCAATGGATATTCCACGTCCAGTTACTTTATCTGGTGATCCAAACGAAGATCAAACAGCTTTTAATTCATTATATGGGTCAGATGCTGAACAACAATTTAAACAAGTAGAACTAGTAAATAATCCCAGCGATGGTAATCCTTGGCAGTATGTATATTTTAATCAAGAATCTACAGCAGTAGATGTAGCTTTCAGCTGTCCTGAGGGGATGAGAAAAGTTAATATTAGAGATGGTACTGATAGTGCTACAAAAGCCAGTGTTGAAGTTCAATTAGGTGCATATAATATTAATACTAATAGTTGGACTTTTGGAGATACTCCTGCTTATTCACTTCAGCAATCTGCAAGTTATAGTCCAAATGCTACTAATTTTATAGATGTTATTTATCCTGTACCTGATATTAACTTATATGCTGGTACAACTGGATACTTTAATTTGTATAGATATAGTGTTTATGCTATGGTTCCTGGTGGAGGTATACAAAGATTCGATGGAGCAGCTAGTGAGTATCAAAACTCGTCACCTAGTAATGCATTAAAACAACTATATGCGTCTGGCAGCTATTCAAATCTTGTTGGAATAAATACTGATTATAGTTTAATACCACAACTACCTCCAAGCTATAAACGACTATACACTATATGTGTTCGTGGTCGTAGCGGCGTAGTCAGTACTCAATCACATATTACAGAAATAGGAACAGCTATAGGTTTAGGTTTAACTACAACTGCACTAGTTAGTGATATAGTTAGTGATACAGGAGTTGTAACTAGTGCTACTTCTGGAGCCGTAAAAATAACTATTGCTCCTGGAACAGTATATAATAGTACAGATTCTAGTTCTGTTCCTGCCAATGTTACACCTACAGAAATATTTAATTCAAGAAGCTTTACTGGTATTACTGCAACTCAATCACCTACAAATCAAAACTCTGGTATATGGAACATATTTTTTGAGTGGTGCGATTTTTTAAAGACTTATGCTATTTGGGGCTCTGACCCAAACTCGAACTTAGATATAACTAAAACAGTAACTTTTCCTAAAGATGGTTACTATGCTATAGAAGCATCAGCAGATGATCAAGGAGCTGTATACATTGATGGCAGAAAAGTATTAACAATGTCTCAGCCCGCCAGCACTAGTACAGTTAAAGTAACTCAATATTTTGATGCAGGCAGTCATACCGTAAAACTAACCGCTACTAGTGGTAATGATATACACGGTGCGGCATTGAAAATTACTTACACGGCAGCAGGATTAAATACATTAGCTTCTACACATACAGAAATAGTATTTGGGGTAGATGGATTTTATAGTAACCGTAAAGATGCATTTAATTTTACGCAACATTTTAGACAGTTACCTAAAAATAGATATGCTGTAAGAGTTAGAAGAACTAATAGTAGTGTTACTGATGACGAAACAGATTATCGTAAGTATTTTAGAGTTACACTATATAATGCTGTTTGTTTTAATAATACGCTACCAATTAAAAATCCACCAAATTGTTATTTAGCAAAAACTGCAGTTCGTGTTCAAAGTAGTAATAAAATAAACGGTAATGTAGACGGCATAAATGCCATGGTTCAAACAGTATGTTGGGATTGGGATTCTACATATTTACAATGGGTTGTTAGACCAACAAATAATCCTGCAAGTTTATTTTTACATGTTTTAATGCATCCTGCCAATGCTTATAAACTTTCTCTTACAGAAGCTACTCAAAAAGTAGATTTACAAGCGCTTGCTGATTGGTCTGTATTTTGTGATACTACTAATCCTTCTGGCACTAGATTAACCTATAATAATATTATTACTGGTAATATAAGTGTTATGGATGTACTTAAAGATATATGTGCAGCAGGTATGGCTAGTCCAAGCTATGTAAATGGTAAGTGGACTGTAGTTATTGATAGAGTAAGAGCATATACTACACAACATTTTACGACACATAATAGCTCAAAATTTGAATCTACAAAAACTTTACCAAGATTACCTCATGCATTTAGAATAAGTATTGCTGACGAGCAACAGGCATTTCAAACAGTAGAAACAATTGTATATAATTATGGGTATAATGCAGATGGTAGTTTAGGAAAAACAATGGCAACATTGTTTGAAACAATTAATCTACCTGGCGTAACTAACTTAAATCAAGCTAAATTTTTAGCTAAATGGCATTTAGCACAGTTAAGCTTACGCCCCGAAACATATACTTTAAATACAGATTTCGAATACTTGGTATGTACTCGCGGAGATGTTGTTAAAGTTACACACGATGTTCCACAATGGGGTACAGGTAGTGGAAGATTAAAAAGTGCAACAGTTGGAGCAAATACATTGGATTTAACAGAACCAATGTATCTAACGGCTGGTAAAACTTATAGAATATTAGTTAGAACTAATGATAAAACTAACCCAAATGGTATTACAAAAACACTAAATACAATTACAACTACTGGCTGGTATACAACAATTAATTTAACAACTAGTATTTCAATTAATGATGGTCTAGAGATAGATAATTTGTTTATGCTTGGTGAGCTAAATAAAGAAACTCAACAACTAGTTGTATTAAGTATAGAGCCAAATGGAGAAACAGGAGCTAAATTAACTTTAGTAGACTATGCTCCAAGCATTTATACTGCAGATTTAACACAGTTACAAACATTTGATTCTGCAATTTCTACAAATAGTTCTCCTATTGTATTAAATACAATAACACAACCTCCAACAATTGTTGATGTAACTAGTGATAGTGTTATCAGCCAAGCTATTTCTAGTGGCACTTATCAAAATGTTGTAATTATTAGTTTTGCAAACCCAATTGAATTGACTAATAATGCACAAAAAATACAAGTGCAGTTAGTACCATCAGATGCTGACTTTAGCTCATTAAGTTTAGACAGCGTATACGAAATTAATAAAGAAAATACTAGTTTAACAGTTACTGGGTTAACTACTGGCGGAATGTATAAATTTAGAGCAAGATATTTAAACCAAATGGGGTCTATTACTGGACCTTGGTCTGAAATATATTACTTTACTAATAGCGGCAAAGATACTAATAGTTTCTATATCACTAGCTTAACTATGGATATGGATGGTACCGAAATTATTGCATATCCACCCAATGTAAATAAACCAAGCGACTTTAAATACTATGAATATAGAATCTACAAAGATACTGGATCTACAGATTTTTGGGATTTAGATCTTACTCTTAATAATATTAAAGCTATGACAAGTACTAATGAAGGTAGGTTCGATCTAAGAGATCAGGCAAAACCTAGAATATCAGCCAATGGCATTACTTATAGAGTAGCCGCAAGAGCTGTAGATAATAATGGTAATTATAGTAGTGTAAGTGCTCTTGCATCTATAGTTGTCAAAACCATTCAGTAAAGGATAAAGATGTCAGCACAATTATATTCAGGCGTACAATCTTTACATTTAGTATTAACACGTCCCTATGATGCTATTAGAACTACAGATATTAGGGATGACTTATTATCTGTTAAAGTTTGGTATAGCACTACTAGTGGCTTTGACCCAACATTGGGTCAAGGCACACTATACTCTGAATCAAATAGTTTACTTACTACTATTACTGGATTAGCTGCGGGAACTACATACTATGTAAAATATGCATTTATCAGTCAAATTGATCCAGATACTTATACGGTATCTGGTCAATTGACCGGTACTACATATAGTGATAGTAGTACTATTTATGGATATTTAACTAATGATCCTGTTGCAGTAGCTACAGATAGTGCAGGTACTATTAGTACTGGTACATGGACTTCATTAACTGCAGGTACTTTTAAAGTATATAGTTCTACTACTGATGTTACAGGATTGAATGATGCTACTAAAGGACCGGTATATAGTATAAAAGCAAATAGTGCTACAGGCGGACTGACTGCTAGTATTAATAGTGCTACAGGCGTTTATAATGCTAGTGGAATGACTAGTGATACTGGTAGTGTAACTTTTCGAGCAGTTTATAATGGTGTAACTGTTGAAAAAGTATTAACAGTATTTAAAGGCAAAGCCGGACAGTCTGCACCAGTTATTAATTTAACTGCAACTACTAAAGAATTTGTCTATGCAGATGTAAACCAAACTAGTTCACAAACTACTAATACTGTAATTACGGCACAACTTACTAACTTAACTACACAACCTGTATTTACAACAGTTGCTTATACTAGAGCAGGTGTTATGCTAGGTACTGGAGTAGCTCAAATTGGGTTTACACAAAGCGGTAATATTATAACAATTACTAATGCTCAGTTTAGCGCACTAGGACCTACACTAGGATATGTAATTGTAACTGCAACTGTTGGTACCGTATATGATACCATAACCGTATACAGAATTAATGACGGCAGTGATCAGATAACTGTACAGCAAAGTAATGATACACATATTATTAGCGCTGACTCTACAGGAGCTACTACTAGTGCAAATTATACTGGTAGTGGTAATATTATTACTGTTAAAAAAGGCAATACACAATTAAACGTAGATAATGTATCACCCTATTTAGCCAATACTTGGAGAGTAACTGCTGTAACAGGAACTAATATTAGTGTTCCTACTGCTGCGGTTAGTACTTCAACTATTACTTATGATCCAATGTCAGCTATGACTGCTGATGATGCCTATGTTGATTATACTATTCGTGTACAGTTAACAGATAGTAATAGCACAAACGTATATCAAGATTATACTGTTCGTCAAAGTTTTTCTAAGTCAAAACAAGGTATTCAAGGAGCCACCGCTAGATCAGTAAATTTAACAGCTAGTCGCGGTGCTTTTATTACCAGTAAAAATTCGACTACAGCTAGTCCCTCAACAATTACATTAACAGCTACTCAAAGTAATTTTAGTAGTCCTGTGTATACTTGGTTAGTAGATGGTGCAACGCCTACTGTTACTATTGGTACTGCAAGTACTAATACTTTTACATTAAATAGCTTTGCTGCTGGTACTGCTAAATCAATAAATGTTACAGTAGCTGAAAGTGCTGGCGGATATAGCGCATTTGACACACTCAGCATTTATTCTTTAAAAGAAGGCGATGATGCAATTGTTGGTGCTCTTTCCAACGAAAACCAAACTGTAGCTTGCGATAGTACAGGTACAATAAAGTCTGGACAACTACCACTTACTAGTCAATTTTTAGTAGTACAAGGCACAACTTACTTAACTAACCTAACTACTCCTGCAGTAACTTTTACAAAAGTTAACGAAACAGGAATGACTAGTACAATTAGTGCTAGCGGTGCAATTAGTGTCACTGCAATTACTGCAAATTATGGTAGTGCAGTTTATAGCGCTACTATTGGTACATTGACTATACAAAAAACATTAAATGTAAATAAATCTATTGATGGTGTTAGCGCACCAGTAGTTAACCTAACTACTACTAGTCAAATATTTACTTCGCCAAAAAATGGTGGTACAGTT